TGTTGGTCGCGATCTGTTGCGCCTTGTTGACACGGTGTATCCAATAAGCGATAACTAGTCCAATGGCCAGTCCGAATAAAAAATTAATCATGTTGTTTCCTTTGTTTAATAGACGTAAACTATCTTACCGTCTTCATATACAACGTCGGCTTCATCTGTATCTTTATACAATTGCTTCCATGCTGCTAGTTCTTTGACCAGTTCAGTGGTGTCTGGTGCCCACATTTTTGCATACTTGAGCACATTAGGGCGATCTTCGTTTTCACATGGGATTGGAATTGCGCAACTTTTACGACCTTCTAGTGTTGTGTTCTCGTGTCCCAAGTAAGTGTGTTCTAACGCAGCGATTTTGTCGAATTCTTTTTGATTAACTCGCAACACAACTTTCCTAAAACTCGTGCTCAGCCATTCATCGTATTCAGACCATTCGCACATTGCAAGATGGGCACCTAACACTGAGTGGGCAACAAGAGTCGGTACCATGCCGTCTGGCACCTGATCCAATACTGCAATATACATTTTCATCATCGTCTCCAATCATTGCTTGCGTCAAGCTCACCCACAGTATCTTTGATTCGCTCGACTTCATTTTCTATACTTTCTACCGTTTCTAGATTAGGGACTTCTTCATACCATTCTACCAGTAGCTCCATTAACCCATATAATCCTAGTTTATTCACATGCTCTTTAAACATTTCCTCATGATCAAAGCTCCATGAGGAAATCGTGCGATGAGGCGCTTGTGTGTCTATCCACCATGCCTTATAATCAATGTATGCTTTCATGACGTTCCTAATATTTCCGTTATCCACTTTACTGTGGGCTTGTTTAAATCTATCTTACGTTGCCAAAAGGCTAAATCGACCGTGTCAGCGACATCGTTAAGCAATTCTCTGGGCAGGTCTTCTAACTGCCGCCGTGCCGCATCATATCCTAAAAACACCCATGGAGATATTTTCCCCATCTTGATGTCATTTACCAGCGTATGCGGCTGGGCTTTGCTCCAATATTCCGACCAGTGACTTCCAGTTCGTTGCGACCATTTTTCAGCATGTATCACAAATCGTTCTAGTGCACGTTCTGCTGTTTCTTTTTTACTCTGTTCTGCAAGATACGCATTATATACGGAATCTTTGCACCAAATGTCCACTGGCTTTTGGTGCTTGATCACCCATTCCAAATATCGTTCTGGGGCGATTACCCTAGCTTCTAACACATATAGTCCAAAACGTACAAAGGCACCATAGTATTGGCTCTTCATAAACGCCGCGTAGTCTTTCTTACTATTGCTTCCCATTGCGATACGGTGCCAGTCATTAAAAAATTGTAGACCCAACTTAACATACTGTTCGTCTTTTTGCAAGTATCTTTTTTTATTAACGCACATATGTGCAGCAATAGTTCGTTCGAGCTTAAAGTCTTTCTTACAATATTCACACCTAAAGGTCATTTTACCATTTCTTTGATCAATTTGGCGGTAAGGCCATGTGATTCCAATTCAGCCTTGATTTCGGCCTTGGTGTACATACCGATCACCATGCCTAACTCTTCATCATTCATATACGGATGGAGGGTTTCATAAAATGCAACCAGTTTGTTGTTTGCGGCAAGACCTTTTTTCTTTCTTGCCATTGGAGCAATCCATGAGTGCTTTTTAGTGGTACCCATCCCAGCCAGTTGCATCAAGCGAAATTGCATGTCAGGATAGTGACGTAACTCATTGAAATTCACATTAACTTGATCATTGATCATCCGTAAGTAATATTCATTTGCTTCATGGTCATTACTGACAGTACACGCTGACCAGCGCATCACAACCCACATGCTTAGGTCTTTTTGCTCTTTTTCGGTTAAGTTGCCATACCAAGCAAAATTCCGTTTATCAAGGGCTGACATTTCTTGGGCAATGGTTGGCATTATTCTTCACTTTTCATATGTATAGACTTCCTAGTATACATAACATACTAGGAGAGTCAATAGGTTGGTGTTAGATATTACCATAGCTCCGTAATATCTAACACATCTGGAATTTTGCTAGTCTCTTTGACAAAGAATGCACATACACTTTTAGGTGTGTCTTCCAGTGGGACGGCCAACAGGTGTCCCTGTTTGAGTTTGGGAAAATGCCATTTGACTTCTTGATAAATGTTGACAATTTCAATCTGATGATAACTGGGCATATAGCTACTAATTGGATTGAGCGTGAACGCTGAAAATCCGCGATCATTAAGGGCAGTGATGGGTATTACCTCTGGTTCACCCACTTCGCTATCGCAAATGACAATGCTCCAATCAATGGGCACCTTAAAGGTAGACTCACCAATTTTCAATACAGCAGCGGGAGCATTGAATATTTCTAAGAATACAAGTGGCACAAAGAAATAATCTGGATTATTCTTGTCACTGTAATCTAAAACGCAATAGCGAATATCATCAATCTCTTCTGGTACAAAATCTAATTCGTATGTGGTGTTGTCACTTGTTAATATTTTCATTTCTGTTATCCTTTCGGTATCGATGTAATTACGTTTGCGAGTGCGGCTTTATTAGCCCGCATATCTGCTTGCCAATCCACCTTAGTGATCTTGAAGGGATAGCCAGCTTTTTTGAAGAATTTCTTGCGTTCTGTTAAATGGCGCTTGCTAAATTTGGCACTAGATGTTATGTCGTAAATGTTGACGAAATTTTTGTCTGCCGCTGTTCGCAGTCCACGACCAATACTTTGGATCACCCTTACAAAACTTTTTCCAGGCTCGACCATCATCATATTGAAAATTCGTGGAATGTTGATACCTACCGCTGCGACACCATATGTGGCAATAATGATCTTGTTGTCTTCGCTTGCAATTTCTTTGTAATGCTCACGACGATCATCATTCTTCATCGCGCCACTTACAAACACCGCTCGATCAGCAGGTAGACGGGCTAACAGCCCTTTGCCTGTTTTTACACGATCAACTAAGATTAGCGTGTTGCCACTCTCAGCAACCGCCATAACCATAGACGCCATATAATCCAGTCTGTCTTCGTCTGTTGTCAAATATGACAATTCACTTTGGTAATTATCATAGAATACAGAATCTTGCAGTTGGATAACATCGATGTGACAGTTGGATAGAACTCCATCATCCTGTAAAGTCTTAGCAGCTAATTCGCCTACTACTGGGCCAATGCCTACCGTCAGACCCGTAGATGCTACTAGGTCGGGCGGTATAGTGCCTGTCAGACCCCATCTAATAGGGATGTTACGGAATGGTCCAATCAGCATTTTAAGCAATACGTCAGCTTTTGCTCCGTGTGCTTCGTCTACAATAACTGCCATGACACCCGACGTGAAGTCTTCGAGGGACATATCACTCTTGCCTTCACGGAAATTCTTTTGAATTACTTCTAGGCTTTGCCATGTACAGATGGTGTGAGTTTTGCCATAATCTTTCCTGTCGCCAAAATAAACACCAACGTCCAGTCCCAAATTGACGTAATCTTCTTCGGTCTGTGTGACTAGGCCTTTATTAGGTACAATAACTATGGTTCGGCACTTACTGTCATCAGTTGTTGACTTTAGCATAGTCAACTGTTCATCAGTCATGCAAGTTTCAACCAACTGACTTAGAGCGGCAGTAATTAAAGTCTTACCTGCACCCGTCGCTACCTCTTGGGCAGCAGCTTGATTTTTGAGGAAGTTGTTGATGATTTCTACTTGATAATCGCGTAAGATTACCTTTGTACCAGCAACAGGGTGGCCCTCAGGCCAGTTGCGGTCGCTGAAATGATCGGTGTTGATGACATCAAGGTTGATATCATATTTAACACGATTGTCTGCTAGTGTGACTTCATACCCTGCTTCTAACAGGATAGGCAAAATATCATCTAATAAGTTGACATATGTTTTGCCGCCGATAGCAAAGAAATTCTTCTTGCCATCCCATCTGCCCATTTTGAAGGCAGGGGTGTGTCGGGCAGATTGAATCATGATCGCGAATTTGTCATACAGCTTTTTGCGCATGGACGTTTCGAGACCGTGAATTTTACAATTTGTTTCGTCTAATAATTCTATTTGGGCTTCACGCATAAAAGGGGGTGTTTCGGAGTTATCGCCCACTTCGTGCAGGGGAGTGTGGGACAGCGTTGAAGCTGTCCCACCATATCAGTCCGTAAATGTATTTGGGAGATACTATTGGATAATATGTTCTTATTTTACACTAACTTAGTGTAGAAGTCAAGAAAATTAATTGACTGATGGATCAATTTTGATACGATTTAACAAGGTATACTGACATTGTGTGTGTACACTAATCTCATGCTCTTTTACCGTGCCGACAAACGTAATGTCAGTGTCTACGATCCTATCAGCAAGATTGGAAAGCTTATCATTCATCATGAACGACACAATTTTGTTTTCCGTAGTCAAGACTGTGGCAAAATGAATGCGGGACTTTTGTTTGCTATATCGGCCATGTTGAGGAACATATTTGACGTCCATTACATGACCAGACAGTTTCACACGGGCGTTTAACTCACCAACGTAACCATTCGTGCGGTTTGCAGCATGAAATTCGGACATGAGTGCCCGCCTGTCACTTACGCGACGGCTGTTAGGCAGACTGACGATCATGGCCAACTCTTTGCTACTATCCGCAACTTTTGCAGCAAATATCTCGCTCAGCACTAGGTTATAATCACTTTTGCGACCAGTTCTGGAAGTATTTGTCAACGAATCACTCAACTTGGCCATGACAATAATTTCTGCAAAATGATCAAAAATTTCTTGGGCTTGTTCACGATCAGTATCAGTAGGCAACACAATAGGAAAGTCGTCGGTATTGTTTGACCTGCGGCCAGCCATGTTGCGTAGAGTGTGCAATGCCACTGTACGATTGTCGTACACAGTTTGTTCTGTTTCGGTGGCCCGCCGCCCACAGCCAGCTTTTACCAATCCCTGTGTGTTATCAACCGCAACCGCAACCGCGATTACGTCCATAACAGGGTATTTTTCACTTGTTTGTCGGTACGTACCATTATGTGACATGTGCTGGTCCTAAAATTGGTTGCTTTGACGGAATACAATTTGATCCCCCCGTTTAATTGGATATTCAAGATGGGCGACCGCGTAGGCAGTCGCTACCAATAAGTCTGTAGTGGTGTTGCCATCTTTATCTAGCAAGCGGTCAAACTTTTGGCCGTTGACGATTAGTTTCATTCCTTGATACATATTATCCTGCCGCCGCACTAAGAAATTCTGCGCCAAATTCTTCAATCACTTGAGTGGCGATGGCAATAACCATTGCTTTTTTCAATGATGGCGCGCCTGCAACTTCTTCATACCCGTTGTACACAAAGAATTGTGCATCCGGTTCCCCGTAAGGGACAACCTGAATGTAGATATCTTCGTTAGTAGTGAGGACATAGAGGTCGTCCATGTTGTCTGCGGTGTTGTCGACAAATTTAAAATACTGTTCCATGGTGTGTTCCTTTTTGCTTACTTTTATATCATAGGGTAAAACATATTGGCTGTCAAGCATTTATTTTGCGAATTGCTTCCACATCGACGCCATGTATGTGTCGGTAGGCATCATATTCAACGTTTGAATGCGACAATCAGTACAGCCGTGGATCGTTGTGAGTTGCTGGACAACGTCTTCGGCGGCAGCTAACGTTGTGCACAATGTGTGCAACAGGGTCTCTTCGGTTGCACCAGCAGGCTTGCCCCAGATTGGGTACTCAAAGCGTGGGGCTGTTGTTGGGGATTGTGTCATTGTCATATTCCTTTTTGCTTACTCTTGTACATTAGAGTAAAACGTATAGGGTGTCAAGCTTTAATCCAGAGAAATATCTTCAAGCCCTGCCGAACGGAGCTTTACCACATGACCAAGTTGGTATTGTTTGGCCTCAAGTCCCTTCATAAGGGCCATATAGCGGTTGCGGACAAGTGCAACCTCGTTGACGATGCTTTCCATATCAACATAATCTTGTTCTCCGGCAGCAAATTTGTCTGCGTCACGACTGCTCAGTACCTTATTATAATGTTCAAGATATTTACGGTAATGCGTGTGATGGATTTTGCGTAGCTCGATATTAAGGTGTTCGAGGATAGCTTCAACTTCTTGCAGTTGACCAAATCTCCACGCAATACAGCCAGGAATTTCGCGACTGTTGCTTTCCAAATTCCCTTTCATATACGTCTCAGGTAGCGCAGCGGTCAGTTCTTTTTCAAAGTACTCAATAGCTGGAACAATATCCCCAATACTGGTCTTGACTTTGTTGTACCATCCTGCCATTATTCTGGTCTCCAACCCTCAATTAGTTCTACACCAGCCGCTGCCAATATAGTTCTTGACTTATTGAACTTGTATCGTTCTTCGTCTAATACTTTAGTTAACCCAGTATATAGTGTAGTTATACCGGACTGAGCGATTGCACGTGAGCATTCTACACATGGAAAATCTAACAGATACATTGTGGCATTTTCAAGCCGGACGCCGTTCTTTGCAGCTGAATAGATTGCATTACGTTCTGCATGTTCAATCCAATCATACTTTTCTGGTCGCTCAACGTTTTCTGCCGTGGCAGTTATGCCCGCTGTAAACTTGTTGGTTCCCATTGATAAAATGTGACCGTCTTTAGCAGTGATGACACACCCAATCTGTGTATGGATATCATCACTAGTTTTTTCTACGCTCGTAATTAAATTATTGTAATATTGCATGTTACTCATTCCAGTCACTATGATCTTCTTCGCCCATACCATTGTCTTCGATGTACTGGCGTAATGCCTTATCAAACAGGTCACATACCCCATAAAGGTGTGAGCTATCTACGTCGATATCAATTAGTCCGGCTTCTGTAATAGTGGCGATAAATTGATCAGCACATGCACGTTGATCTTTTGCGACAACATAATTTTTTATGACTGTCCATAGTTCAACCAATGCTACGCTATCTGTTGTCTGTAATTTCATAGGGGGGTCCTTGTTCTGAAGTTTATACTTCGGTGTTATTTAGTTGCGCTTGGGGTTCTTCTGCGATAAGCGCGGTTAGAATTGCTATGAGCCATGCGCGGGCGGGGCTGTCTGATTTTGCGCTAACATATGTTGAAGGCTTTTTGTTGTGGGTCAAGTTGAACTTTGTCACCTCGCCAGAGACTAGGCCAAACGCATGAGTGACGCGCCAATCTGGCAAAACCGCTTCATGCAGCGCCTTGGCCGCGTCTAGTGATCCGTTGTAGGCGTCCCCAAACGGTCGATCCGATAACCCCGTATCATCGAGATGAGCGGGCCATATACTGCCCCCCGCCTCGACCTTAGCCAGCAACTCAGTTAGCGCGTCTTTACGGTCTGTCATGGCGTTGATTCCTTAAATTTAAAAATGCTTGGATGCTTCGTTGACGGCGTCGTCGCTGGTAAAGCCTTCGGCTTCCAGATTGTCGCACATATCCTCGAACTGCTGGGCCTTGCGGCGATCATCGGGACAATCTGCGTAACCTTCAAGTTGCAAAGTTTTCATTTCGTAGTCCATGACGTGTTCCTTTTTGCTTACTTTTATATCATAGAGTAAAACATATTGGTTGTCAAGGATTATTAGTCGCCAAAGAACTTAGAAAATTGATTGGCCTCTACAGGTTTTTCATACGCTGTATCTATTTGCCCAGACTCCACCGATTGATCAAAATGCACAATCTGTTCGCCCAGCCATTTCACCACGGGAATACTCATGCCATTCAACATATACGATTGTGTATTTGTCAACTCGCATCCGTCAAAGAAATTTGTATCGTATCCTTGCAAGGCCAATCGTTCGGTGACTGCTAATTTACGGAGACCATCGCTATCCAAGATCAGATCAGTAAAGTCTTTGTAATCGCGCTTCATGATGGTCGACGCTACTCCTTTGCAACCAAACTGGTCACTGCGCTGTCGAGTAAAGTAGGCAAAGGGATACCGCCCTTCTCCTGTCTGTTCAAAATTCCAGTCCCTGCTCTTTTCGATATGTACAGTTTGCTGTTTGACTGCGGCATCACTACGCTCGACAAATCTGAAAATATCGGCGTCTTCGGGGATTCCGTCACGGACGGCAAGAATGTAAACTCTACGTCTGCGTTGGGGGACACCAAAGTATTGGCTGTCGAGCATCGTCCAAGTCGCATCGTACCCGATTTCGGCAAGGTCTTGCAAAATGATGTCAAGTCCTCGTGACAAGAGTGCACTGACGTTTTCAATGACTGCGTATTTTGGTTTGGTTTCATCTATCAATCTCCTGAATTCACGCCATAAGCCCGAACGTTCACCGTCGAGCAGTCCTTTATTTTTCCCTGCAATAGATATATCTTGGCATGGGAATCCTCCACAAATAACGTCGAACTCGACCCCATCGTCCTTAAGCATAGCTCCAGTCACAGATCGCACGTCGTCATACACGGGAATGTCAGGCCAATGTTTGTCCAAGACTTTTCTGGCGTAGCCCTCGTATTCGCAGAAGGCAACAGTGTTCATGCCAGCTTGTTCGAAGCCAAGGCTGTATCCACCGCTTCCACTGAAAATATCAAAAACTTGTAATGTCATTTGTTTTCCACTATGTAGCCACCAAACTCCCCGTATCGAAAGAATTCGGTATACTTGTAATTTGCAAAAAGCTTATCTGAATCAATAGGCCGTTGAACACCTGATAAAGACAATTCTTTAGTAATGATGTCTTCGGGACTTGCACCGTTGTTTAGCTTTTCTTTTAACGTCAATCTTGAAAGAACAGTTGCCGCGTAGCCGCCAGCCGGAATAGTCTTTTCCACTATAACTAGCGCACCACCATCCCTGAGATTATGCATCAGAGTGTCCATCAATGCAATCCGTTTATGTGGTGGTATAAACATCATACTAAGGAAACAGACAGCAAAATCAAACGGTTCATATTCAACGTCAATGGCATCCATGGCCAGCACGTCGTATAATCCTGTATAGGTCGCAACCATTTCAGGACTTTTTTCAATTGGAATGAATGTTACGTCCCTGTCTGAAAGGGTGCTTAGTAGCACTTTTTCAATATTACCAGAACTGGCACCGATATCATACACGACACCATTTTCAGGAATATAGTGGTTGCCTATCTGAGCAATCGCGTTGCTCACAATATCATACCATGGCAGTTGTTCACGGACGTGGCTGTCAAAATTAGCAGCCACGTCCGTGTTATCAAATGTCCAGTTAGTCGGTATTTTCATTTTCGTCGATCTCATTTTCGTTGATTTCGTCGTCTTCTATAGGCACAATTGCCAATGGGTCTACCATGTCAAATTGTGCCATGATGGTGTCTAGATGATCGTTTTTATTGCTTTCCCAAGCCTTACGGAACATCTTATACACCTCTCCGGTCTCTTTGTCAATGTATTCTAAACTATTTCCTGCCTTGGTGAGAATAGTCTGTGCCTCAAAATAATCCACAAGACCGGAATATGGATTCATTCCCGTTTCGTATGGAATTTTGATCTGAACTGTTTCAAATGGTTTAGCATAACGTGACTTGACCACTTTACAGCTTGCACGAATACCATGTACCTGTGCCGTCTTGTTGCCGTCTGCATCAAGTTTTAGTTTCAACTTTTTGATTGCAACAACAATTGAGCTAGCAAAAATCATACCTGATCCGCCTGAAATTTTGTCATCAGGGTCGAACATGTCTTGTGACGCATACGTGTGGTTTGTTGCTACTAGGCCGATATTCAAGTCACCAAACATATTGACACAGTTGGTAACAAGTGCTTTAAGTTGCTTGGCTTTACGACCAAAGTCACCCTTCATATCACCAGCTTCGAACTGATTGATCTCAGTTGGCGACATAAGCATGCCTAAACTGTCAATCACGAATAATACATTTGGGCGATCATCTGGGTCTGTGTCGCCATGTTCTGTGCGATATTGTGTGACAAATTCGCTAATAACTTTACCAACTTCGTCGATCATAGCCATGTTTAGTTTTAGCAATTTGAGTGGGTCAGTATCTACATTAAGTGCATGTAGCCAGCTTTCGTCGAGTGCGTTTTCTGAGTCGATCAATACGACAAAAATGCCCTGATCTTGAGCAGATTTTACTAGGTTTCCTGCACAGATAAAACTTTTACCTGATCCGGACTCGCCTGCAAACATAGTCACCTTGCCTAGTGGAATGCCCTTATTGAAGTCGCCTGAGATGAGTTTATTGAGTGTGTAATTTCCAGTTGAAATCCATGTCTTTGGGTCCCTGAAACCGACTGATAGGCCCTTTACACTCTTGGTGATGCCTTTACGGAATTTTGATACGTCGAAAGCCTTCGCCATTAGCTTCTCCTTGTTGAATAAAATGGACGGACCTATTGGCCCGCCCTTAAGTTTAAGTGTGAAGTTTTTAGTTAAGCCTCTTTACGAGCACGGATTGCGGCAAGAATATCTGCTGCGTCGCCGCCACCTGTCTTGGCTGGTGTCACTGGCTTTTCTGGGACCGCTTTTTTGGTCTCAGCCGTGTCTTCATCCGCTGTGGTAGAACTTACTACCGCTGGGGTGGTTGGTGGTGTGACTACACGGTTGCTTGAGCCACCGCTTGGTGCGTCCATGCCCCAAGGACGATAATGATCCGCAAAACGTTCTGGATCATAAAGTTCACCGTCAACACTAGCTTCGAACATTTGGAACATAATGTCCAAGTCTGCCTCGGAAGGCTTCTTTGGCATAAAATCGTTAAGGTCAAACAACCCATGTTCAGCAATCGCATCACGTTCCGCTTGGTCCAAGCTACGTGACTTACGTGCCCAGTTTGAAGTGGTATAGTCAGCGTACTGACCTTTCTTTGTCTTGGCTACACGGAAGTCTACACCTTCGTCATAATCAGTTGGCATGTGTTCCCCGAAGTCAGGGTCCATTAGTGCCGCTTTGATAATGTTGTGAATTTGTGGTGAGTTGATGAAACGGCGGATTGGATTCTCCGGAGTCTCTTCTTCTGTGAAGCCAGACGTGACTACCAAACCTTGGTATAGGTAGCTTTTCTTCTTCCAGTATTTGCGGGCCATGTCTTCCATGCTTGGGTCTTTGAACCAAGGACGGATTTCTTGGTGGATTG